TTAGCTGGGGGCAACATTAAAATAACTTTTACAATTGGAACAAACCTTATTTCCCTGACGAGTCATAGCTCTACTTGAATTTGTCAGATGAACTAATTGACGATTTGAATCCCAACATTTTACACAATACGGTTCTTTGTCATTTTGTAAAAAGTAAGCGTCATTTTTAAAGGTTAATTGATGTGAAATTTCATCCAATCTTTCAATTTCCTCTAGTTTCAATCTTAACTCTCTGTTTTCGTCTAATATAGCATAGGCTTGTTGTTGTAATTCCATAAGCATTCCAACTGCTTCTGCATTGTTGACACCAATAAGAATCTCTTTTAATGGAGATATATTATCTAAAACTCCCATTCTAACACTCCTTTTTCATTTCATTATAGCAAAAAAACACGCCCATAAAGGACGTGCCCATTAAAATTATCAAACGAATTTAAAACAATTCGTGACCACTCATTAACTACTGTCAACAATGGTTCACCTTATGAAAAACAATTTTTGAACTAAAACTAATTTCTGCATTCCCTCTAGCAAAAAAAGCATAGCCCCGACAGTTGTCGGTTTTGAACGTTCTTAATCTATCATCTTTCCTAGTCCAGCATGTTTGCAACCACACCTACAATTTTCAGTCCAACAATAGATTTCGACTAGCTAAGTCTTGCAAAATTCAGGCAGCCAACCCCTTCGTTTACTACTTATATTATACTAAATTCCAGCATCGTTTACAACTGTAATCTTTATTGTTTTTGCTTTACTAACAAGACCATATACTCTTTAAAAGCTGTATCAGGATTGACTTTTACCACATTATATTTGTTACCTTGCCATCCAATAATCATCTTGGTGGATATGGTTTGTTTTTGATCTTGCCGAATAACTATTTCCAAAGTGTCATCATACGTTGTTCCAGCCATTTCTTTTACATCTTTGATATTTTGTGTGCGTATTTTAGCCCAGCAACTAAAAATAATTGTTTCAACATCTTCACCAGGCATTGGCCCTGGTTTAGGCTTTACTGTGATTACATCTATTCGTTCGTTTAATTCATTTACATTTTTAATGATCGGCATAATATAGCCCCCCTCATTTGCTGGATCAGGGCTTGTACCGTTACTGGCATACGGTCACTGTTTGGCGTGTCCCTTGTCTCATACCAATGTTGAGTAAGTAACGACACTGACCAATCAAACTGCTGGTAAGCTTCTATGACGCCTTCTTCTGCTTTTGAATCAATGGCGCTGATAACGTATTGTGCAGCAGTATCTAGTAATTGCTGCAATAAATCGTCATCAAAATTATGGTCTATCCGTAAGCTATTTTTTAAGTCTTCTATTTTTACCACTTGATCCCTCCTAATTAAAAAGGCAGCGGATTAACCGCCGCCCATTATTTTTTTAACCTTGTGTCGCTGGCGTAAACTCAATATACACTGAAGCATTTTCATCAATTTTCTTGTAGTCGTTGCGAACGATCACTGCAAGCCCTTGTGAGTAGTAATCGAATTTTTCCCATTGAGTCGTTACTTGATTTCTACGAGCAACAAAGATAGATTGTGCAATATCCCCCATAATCATAGGGAATGTTCCAGCTTTAGGATTGGCAAACAATGTATCTGCAATCAATACTACTGGCATACCGGACAATGATTTACCACTAGGCGCTGTCACATCGGGTTGTAAAATGTAACGTCCATCTGAATCTTTCAATGTATCTAGGTGGTTATATCCGCTTTGGTTTAGAATTACCATTTTATTTAATGCTGGGTCTAATGCCACATTGTATAGTTGTTTCAAATCGTCCAACGTAGCAGCCGTTTTCTTGGTGAATGTTTTCAACAAATCCACGATATGCTTATTGTCGGTATTTTCAACCAATTTCGCTAACTGATCTTTGACTTCTTGAACGATATTTACTGCTGAATCTTCCACAACTTCATTAGACAAGGCAATCTTTCCAGCTCTTGTTTCGGCTTTATATTCCACTTGTGTGAACATTTCAGCGTCAATATCGTCAATTTCTGCTAGTTCAGCTTTTGTCGCTAACACTGCTTGTTGATTAGTAGCCACTGGATACTTTCCTTGTCCGTTAGACACTGTTTTCACTGTTGCATATTGAGCTAAGTTATAATTTGAACGTTTCAAATCAAAGACTTCACCAATGACTTCTTCTGGAACAACTGCCGCTGCATTTACAGTAGCGACTCCTTCACGAACTTCTCCTTGTGAACGGATATATTCTTCATACCCACGCATTTCTGTTTTCTCGTTATCGATTAAAGTTTTTTCCATGTTATTACTCTCCTTTTGTGCTTTAGAAGTGGATTCTAAGCTATTGTTTGTTTGTTTTGCTTGGTTATTACTCATAAACGTTTCATAGGAACGCTTATTAACTTGGACATTTGATGAATCATAAGCAGGAACGGTCACAACACTGATTTCATTTAAGGCTTTCATTTTATCAATGGATCGGACTACCTCGCCATCTTCTTTTTTGTCGAAGGAATCGATCCCTAACACAAAACCAAAACTCATTGAGTCCAACAATTTTTTTTGATACATTCTCATACACATCATTGGCATAGCTCGTATCGTTTAAAGTCGCTTCAAAATGTAAACCAACATCATCAATGTTTAATTTTAACGTGCCTGCTTTAACGCTTGCTAAAGGCTTGCTATAATCATGGTTCTGCAATAAGAACACATTTGATAAATCCACCTCTTTCAAGGCTTCTGGTGTAATTACTTCTACAAAACCACCTAAATCTTTTGACGGATGGTCAAACTTCAAAGCATAGCCTGAAATAGTTTTACCGTCTGTTGGTTCGGCTTCATTTTCTTTCTCCACTTTTGGGGAATCGGCTGTTAGCTCAGCTTCTTCTGTCAGCCGTTTTTCCTTTTCTTCTTCATTATTCAACTGGTGTAACTCCTTCCTGTTCTTTTAATTGATATTTCTCCAACGTATCTAAATACGTAAAGTTCAAACTTGCTAGTAAACGATCTCCGCCATCCATTGGGGGTAGCCCCATTTTCGACCGCCCTTCATTAATTGTGAGTAGCGACCCTTTGACCTGCTCCAACACATTTTTAACTTTCGTTTCGGGGTCAGTCTCTAGCAACTGATCGGAATTAAAACGGATATTGGTTTCAAGTTTCGTATCCAATTCACTCACAAACACATTAAAGTAATGAATTAGCGTGCTTTGTATATACTGCAAGTTACTTTGAACCGTGCTAGAGTGTTCATTTTCAACGCCTAAACGCTCAATCGGTACACCAAACGCTTTAGCAATTTGTTTCGTTGTCCAATCACTCGAATTAACCAACTTCAAAACATCTGTGTTTACTTCTAAAGATTTATAATCCATCGTTTCATCAAGAATGATCGTCCTAAGTGCATTGTCACCGCTGCTTGATCCATTGGCTTCCTCAAATTTTTCCCGAATCGCATTTTTAGCCGATCCGTCTAAGTCTGATTTATGGACTTTTAAAATTCCCGAACCACTGACACCACGGGTAAAGAAATTGTGCAGCGTTCGATTGCCAGCTTGCTGAATCTTCATTTCATCACGTAGCGCATACAGTGGAGGCAATCCTGTCAATCCATCTTGAGTAAAACACTTGAAGTGTAAAATATCTCTAGACTTCACACGTCTTTTTTTATCACCAATCTGATAAGACAACGTGCCATTATCTAATTGAGTAACCGTTACACTTGAGTTAGGTAATAAGTGAAGCTCTTCTACCTTTTCACCGTTACGCTTGATTTCTGCAAAGCTATTACCGTTTAACAGCATATTGACTGCTAAAGCAAATTTGAAATGCCAACCGTCCATTTCTGAATTAGGTTTCTCGTTTAGTACCTTCACCAGTGCATTATCTGCTTGTGGCATATTGTTTTTGACTAATTGAATCGGACTAGAAGCAATATCACTGGCAATGATTCGGATAGCTGCAAACACATCACTATTTCTTAATGCACGAACGCTTGTAAAACTGGTGGTGTAATCATCCGATTGGATTGCTACCACATGATCCAAGAAAGGATCTCCCGTTGTATTTTGTCTCGCTTTAAAAAATGCCATCTTTTAACCTCCCTTCTGTCCTGTATTTAGCATGACCGCTATCCCAATAAGCACTACGCCCAGCGCTAACAAGCCATAATAGACATTTGTTAGTAAGGTGATTGCAACCAATACACACACCAATCCAAGAAGTAAAAGAACGGTATGAATGTAATTAGAAAGAAAATTCTTCACTTGTATAAAATTCATTGTCTGCTTTCGCTCCTTCCGTTGTGGTGAAGTAATCCATTGCAAACACATAGGCATTGATGAGTGCAGCTATTGGATCAATCTTGTTACTGTTCTTCGATTTATTAATCTGAATGCCATTGTTATCCTCTTTGATAATGGCGTTGTTGACCGCATGAGTGAGAATCGTATTCTTCTTATGAATCACGTTGCCCTCATAGACCTGTTCTCTGAAAGTTCGACTAGGTGTGTTAAGGCTAATGGTACCCTGGCGTACTTCTAACATTGGGTAGTTGGCTTTTTCAGCTTTACTGATAAGCGAATTAGCGTTATACGGGTCATAACAAATCCCCATACATTCCAAATCATTTTCTTGAATCAAATCTTGAATAAACTGAAATACTTGGTCATAGTCCACAATCCCACTGTCTAATTGAGTAATGGAACACTCACCAGCCTTTTCTAATTCTCGATAAGGCAAACCGTCACGTTTTTCTTTATCTTGAAGTCCATACTTGGTGGCTACAAAGCTATGAGAATCACAATAAAGCTTGCCATTATCTAGCGGCACAATCCAAGAAACACTGGTTAAGTCGTCTGTTTTAGATAAATCCACTCCGATATAAACGGGCTTACCTGTAATATCTTCGTTGCTTACTTCGGTTGCTTGCCAGTCCTCGGCACTCATATAGCTGTCTTCACTGGCTTGTCGCCATAAGTTGAATGATTTAACCAGCACAGCATTTAGATTGTTCTGCTTCAATGCCAAGTCCACATCATCTTGAATGGTTGGGATCATTACTTTCTTGATTTCTTCGCTTTCAAAAATCGGGTTCGCTTTGATCCATTTTTCTTGGTCGTGAATTTCTTCGGGATCATCTAATTCCCATATCGCTATAAAGTACCTGTCAGCTTGTTCTTCGCCTTTTAGCACACGATCTAACAACAAGTATTCCGCGAACATAGGAACATTCAAATCAAGTCCAGCGGTACTAATAACACACAATAAGCCGTTCTTTTGTTGGGTCATTCCTGACTTAATGACGTTGTACGTTTTACGAGTTTTTGCTTCGTGCCACTCGTCAAGAATTGCGGTTGTTGGTGCAAACCCATCTAGCGTGCTGGTTTCACTAGCCAGTGCCATAGCGAACGAATTAGAGGGCAAGTGCTGAATCTTAGAGTTCATAATTTTCAGTTGTGGTCTTAAAAACTTACTAGACTTGACCACGTTTCTAAGTGAATTAGACAGCATATCATAGCCCAATTTAGCTTGTTTCAAAGCGTTACTTACAAACAAAACTTGTCTACCTTCTGCCGGCTCCTGTTCCATAATCAGCGCATTGGCTGCCATACTGCTCGCCATATACGTTTTTGAATTTTTACGACTCATACTGATAAACGCCCGATTAAATCGCCGGTAATTTCCATCTTTGGTTCGCCATCCATACAAACTACCAATAATAAATTTTTGGAACCCTAGCATTTTGATTCGCTTACCATCCGTAGAAGGCAATAATCCAACAAATTTGATTGCTTTATCAGCTTCTTTTTCATCAAACACATAAGGAAAGCTATCTGACTTAGAACGCTCTAAATCGCTTATATGGCGCTTACAAGCTTGGACGATTTTCTTAGGTGTAATTAATTCGCCTGATAGGACTTTTTGAATATATTCATTCATGATCCCATCAGCTCTTTAAATGGATCTTCGGGTTCGTCATTCTTCACTTTATTCAAAGCTAGTCTTGATCGTGATTCTAAGGTCATACCTAATGACGTGGCTTGTTTTTTCAAATCGCTCATGGCTTGTGATTGAACCCGAACCGCTGGATTGGCTTTTTTTACGCCATTTTCGCAAGTAACAAACGTTCCTGACTTTTTAATTTCTGCTTCCGCAGACTTGACTCGTGCAAAGGCTAAACAGTATGCCACCAATGACCCATAATCCGTTTCACTCAATGGATAATCTTTTTTTAGAGCAGTGATTACACGTTTCCACTCACTTCTGGCACTCGCTGCCATCCAGTCGGGGGGTGTGATATTCACTAAAGGTTGTTGCTTAAACAATTCTTCTCTAGCGTCCACACGAACTGCCTTCTCTTCGCTTGAAATATTTCCTTTTGTGTCATGTAATAATTTTGGGTGCCCCAT